TGATAACTACTGTTTGTCCAGCTTCCATTACTCTTGCTTTTTCTCTAAACACATGTCTAGACTTACCATAATTAGTTGGAACCATAGCTTTTGAATCTTTAAAAGAATAACCAATTCTAAATGATAATCCCATAGACTCTTTTAGGTCTAACGTAAATAACCTTGCAGTTTTATTACCAGTCTTTTTCCATTCATAAACATGGTGTAGTGTAGATGGATTTATTCTAGCTTGTGCGTCTATATAGTCACCAAAATCTTTTTCAATTTGAGAAAATATTACACTGCGAAATTTTTGTTGAAATTCTTTATTAGTAGTTAATTTAGAGATTACTTTAGATTGATAATAAACTGCAGCAGAAACTTGTGCAACTGTACTATCTTTTAATACAATGCCAGAAGTACCAGACATATACTTGTGTAGTCCGCTTGCTGCCTGTACTAATAATGTACTAGAGTCCAATTACCTGGTTCTCCGATCTTTTAATTGTTGTATTATAACCAACAACAGCACCAAAAAGATCTGTTATTGGAGTTGTTCCCATAACCTCAAATACGGTTGGAGTATCGGTTGGAAAGTTTTGCTCTACCCATATTACTGATTTTTCTGAATCGCAAATATTAGTAATCTTTTCACGATATCCAATTTTTCCAATTGTTCTAATTTGAATTATTTGTTCGTTTGAATACTTATTACTTAGTGTCTGCTTATCTCCGCTCCTAGATGAGTTTGAGTTTGATATAACTCCTTTAGCGTGACAATTTACAGTTCTGTCATACTGCCATTCTCTTTTTAATTGACCGCTATCCACGTCTTGAAAGTCTATTTGTTTATAGACATCCATAGTCATGCTTAATAAGGAATCAATTAGTTCATTCATTATATAACAACCATTTGATTCAATACATAGTCTGCAAGCAGATTATCTACGTATAAATTACCTGTTGTTTTATATGCATCTGAAGAGTATTCAAAATCCCAGTCAAATGTAGATATAGATTTAATATATTTATTGCGCCAAATTCTATCTCTAGAAAAATAATCTTTCATTAATTCAATACAAGCATGCTCAATATCATTAGGGACATGATCCCATCCAAATCTTCCTTCAATGCGATATGTTTGATCTTTTCCAAATGCTCCAAAATACGAATCATTAATTGAAGGTGGGACTAAACCATTTGCAGAATAAACTGTATTATCAACTAAACTAGATCTATCAATCCTGATACTGAATCCAGACTCTGCAATCTGTGGAGTATATATCCAATTATTAATATTATTAATTGAATCGTATACCAATACGTCATTCTGATAAAGCTTGTAAATTTTATTAATTTTTGCTGGCAAAGGTAAAATATCTGAACCAGCTCCGTATACAGTATTTTTATCTAGGTACGGGTAAAACTTTTGTGTTGTAAAAGACTCAATAGTTTTTCTTGCATATCTTTCTGCTTGAACAATTTGAAAATAAGTCTTATAGTTAGGGTCTGATGGATCTGATCCTAATCCTAGCTCTTCTCCCGCCTGTGTTATATCTACGTATGGTGTTATAACAAAAAGATCGTCTGTTTTTACTAGTAAGTCTCCATTAATTTCATATTCCCATACTATTTTAAACTTTCTATCTCTTTGCATTAAAGTTATAGGAATATAAACTTCATAAACACCAACGTCAGTCTCTACTGGGCTTGCTGTAAGTTGAGCTTGCTCTGTATTAGGATTTATGTTGTATAAAGGATCACCTGTTATATCAAACAAAGTTACAGTTGGAGGAAAATCTGCTGCAGATGGAGCACCCCTCCAATATACTTTATGCTTTATTGGTGCATTTGTCCCTACTAATATTTCCATTTAGTAAAGATTATCCGTAGTACTCTTGAACTTCCTTTGGGGTAGCTAGACGGAAACCTTCCTCCTTGTCAAAAATTTCTTGAGCTTTATCTTCAGACATCGCAACAAATGGATGTTCTTTAGTGAATGTAAACCCTAGAATATCATATCTAAAGTTTTCTCTAGTCATTCTAACCAAAACAGTATCATCAGAATCTACTGACTTCGGATCTAATCTTGGAAGAATTTCTTCTGTTTGAAAAGCATCTTCGCTTGCTTCTTTAATCGTATTTAGTGTTTTTTGATATACTGCCCAAGTTACGCCTTCTTCTGCTAATGCGGCAATAATATTTGCCTTATTCTTAAGGCCATCAGTTTCCACTGCAAAGCTCTCTGCAATTTCTCTGAGTTCAGCAATTTTTAATGTCTCAAATGACATGTGTTACTCCTTCTACTAGGTATTAACAATTATAGCATTGTTAAGTTAAAAGGAAAAGCCCCCAAAATTAATTTAGGGGCTTTTCAGCAGATCTAAATCCTATATATTAGGAAGCGACCTTAATATTCTTGACAACGACCCAGCAGTCTGCCTGCTCGATTTGAACGCCTACACGAGTATACATTGTGTACTCAATAGAGTCCTTACGTGGCCAGAAGAATCTGTAGACTGTTACGTCACGCTTGATACCAATAACAATGTTATTTGGGAATGTCAAGTGTAGATCTCCATGTGAGCCTGTTGCTCCTGTGTGAGTTCCTGTCTGTGTTTCTGGAAGAAGTGGAACTTCAACAAGAGGAATACCGAATGCGAATGGTGCAACAAATCCTGCTGGACCACCTAGTTGTGGATTAGCTCCACGGATAACGCTTGATGCGATATCTTGTGGGTTAGCTGATCCATCTGCACCCAACTGTGATGTTGAGTATAGATAATCCTGGATCAAGTTTGAACCAGAAAGGAAGCGAAGGTCAGCACGGCGCTGCTTGTACTTACGTGGCATTGCCTTAAGTGCTGAGTTAAATACTGCACGAGAAATATTTGCTCCTGCTGCATCAACTACACGACCTGTTGCCTTTGACTTCTTTACAACACCATCAAATGACTTGTAAAGAGCATCGGATGTAAGAGATGTATCTCCATTTAGAAGAACATCTTCGATGTCGTTTCCTGCTTGTGTTGCCATCAAACGTGCAATATGATCTTCTAGATCTGCACCTTCGATATTGTCCTCAAGGGACTCTGTTGAAAGCTCCCAGTCCATGCGGAGTTTCTTTGTTGTTAGAGAGATCTTTGAGAAAGTTACAGCGCTATTTGCTGCTGTATCGTCTCCTTCAGTAGCAAGCTTCATAAGCTTTTCGCCAACTGACATACGATCAATCTCTGCTGTATCTGCCTTCAATCTTACTGTACGTGCGACCTTGCCGATTACGGTTGCGTCGAACATATAGTCAAGGAAGCGAGCAGATTGCTCTGGGTTTAGAAGACCACCGTTACCTGCTTCAGCTGCACGATGTACTCCACCTGCAGTTGTGTTAGAAGCAAAAGTACCTGTGGTTGTTGAACCAGCAGCAGCTTTTTCTAATAGTTCATTGCTCATTGTTTTTTACCTACCTTAGTTAAATATTTCGTTCACGGAACCGAGGAAAGAACCGTTCCATTTAGATTTCTTGATTGTTACCTCTTCTGATCGGCCAAGATCGGAAGACTTCTTAATTGCTGTCTCTGCTTCTACTGCATCGACACGCTTTTGTACTCCTGAAAGAGTACTCTTTACTTCATTTACAGCATTTGACAATGCTGTGTGTTGTTCTGCCAACTCTGAAATTCTGGTATCTACGCTCTTGCTGAATGTCTCAACTGTTTCCTTAATTGATGCAACTTGAGCAGCATTTGATTCAGACGCCTTGTTTAGAGTATCTGAGAAAAAGCCTTTTAGTTCGCCCAACATTTTTGCAAAATCAGGTTCTGCATTGACCTCAACTTCTGATACGTCGGCTGCCTTCTCCAGAGTTTCGGCAGGAGCGTCTTCTGCAGGTGCTTCTGCTGCTTCTGCGGCTGGAGCCTCTGCTTCAACTGCAACTGCTTCGGCTGGAGCCTCTGCAACTGGAGTTGTCTCTTCTGCAGCTACAACAGTCTCTTCGACAGTTGCTACTGCTTCTGTATTTTCTGACACTTCATTACCTCCTTCTGCGTTTGCCTGTTTTGCTAATTGTGTATCAGGCAACGTAAATCTTGATTGCTTATATGCATCAAGAATCTTATCTATTTCTTTTGACTTATTGACATCTGAGCTTTCTACCCATCCAATAAGTTCTGCTGGCTTTCCAGATACTG